GAAAAGGCAGTTGCCTTTCCTAAAAACAAATAATAAGTTGATGCAGAAGCTTCTGTAAATGATTCAACGAATTGATTTGCATTATGTTGTCTAAATTTTTCTGTAATGATTGCCGACATTTTTACACCTTTTACTTTATTTATACAAATAGTTTTAGTAGGTTATACCAGTTGCACCTTCTAAATCTAAATTATCTCCACTTGTTTCTTCCAACAAATAGTCTGTATTACTATTCGTTGTGTCTGTTGCATCTTCTAATGCAATCTCGCCTGTATTTCTAACTGATATTTCAGCAGAATGAACATGACCTTTTGTAATAATACTCGTACTATTTAGTGTAAAATTACTTAAAGGAATCTGACCTTCTGATAGAATAGCTTTGTTTTCTTCTAACACTAGAACCATTCCATCTCTTACTCTTAATGAGTCTTCCATAATTAATCCATCACCAGCATCACTTGCTGATGAGTCAGTTCCATTTAAAACAATAACACCCTCCTCATCATCATATTCTAATTTAATACCAGTTGGTGGTAATGGATTAAGTGCATCTTCAATTATTATATTAGTGTTTAAATTATTACCATCTGATATGTCAAATCTTGCAATGTTTGAATTAGTTGAAAATTCTTCTACTATTATATTTCCAGATTGTTCTAAAGTAAAACGATTTCTCTTTGTAGTTTCTTGTGCAAGAAAATGTCCAGCGTTAGTTGAAGAACTATCTGTACCATCTAGAATTATCTGACCAAAATCTTCCATAGTGATGCCATCTTCTTCGTCTTGACCACCCCAGTTTAAGCTGTCATTTGTATCACTTAAATTTATTCTATCAACTCTACGAATATTTTCAAATGTAAGTGTACCAATATCAGACAATGTAATTGTTTCATCATTGTGATTAGTGTCAAAGATAAATCTATCTCCAATGTCAACTCTAAATCCTAGAGGAAATGCAAAGAAACCATCTTCACCTAATAGATTTCCATCTGGTGCAGTTGCACTTGAATTAATTTTTATATTATCTCCAGCATCAGTACCACTTGCATCAGTACCATCTAAAACTAAAAATGTATCTCCCTCATCAAATGGTAATTGTCCATCTAATATCAAACTGTCTGTCAGATTACCAGCACCACTTTCAAGTGTAATACCACAGTTACCATTTACATTTCCAAATGGTGTGTCTGCGAGATAAAGAAGAAGATTTGTTTCGTACATAGGTAAAGGATTGGATACAACTGAAACAACTTTTTCTGTAACAAGGGCTCTATCCATTTTATCAGAAGTTGCATGAGATGTTTCTAACATAAACTTACCAGCACCATCTCCAGTTCCAGAGGTTGTATCTTTATCAGAAGTTACTGTTGCAGCTTCAAATAGTATTGAATCACCTACTGCATTGAAACCATCTTCTAGATCATATGCTTCTCCATCTTCATCTAATATATTATCTCCAGCATTAGTTGATGAACCATCTGTTCCATTGAGAACAAGATTTTCGCCTGGTAATGAACCATCTTCTTGTATGATTGAGTCATCACGACTTCCAATTGCAACTTGACCATCAGCAGTATGTGTGGTAGGAACTTGTAATCTACTTTGAAGAACTTGACTAAAGATTGTTTCAAGAACAGAACCAAGTATAGGAGAGAAAGTTAAAGTATCTCCTGTGTAACCAGATAATCCAGCACCAGTTGTTCCTACAGCTGCAGACACTAGGGTTGCAAGTGTAACTTTACCGAATGGTTGGAAACCAGCAGGGTGTACTGCTTTCTTGAGTTCGTTAATATAAGTTGCAAAAGATTGTCCAACTTGAACTTCATAAGAATAATCTTGGTAATAGTAAGAGTCTTGAATACGAATTAAATCTTCTCCAAGTCTACTATTAATACCGGCATAAGAACCAGTATCAGTTGATATTACATCAGCAGTAGTTGTTGCAGTTGCAATGTCAGCAGTTATAATAGTCGCACTTGCACCAGAAGAATCTGTAATCGTTACGTTTTTCTTTGAGAAATCTATTGGGTCTTGATTAATGACATGATTACCAGCATCAGTTGAATCACTATCTGTACCATCTAAAGTTATTTGTCCATTACCAGTTTCATCTGATAATATAATTTGACTCATTGCATCTGTACTTGATGCATCTGTTCCATTTAGAATAAGTTGGTCACCAAGTTCTTCTGTTCCTAATTTATCTCCAGCGTCTGTTCCATCAGCATCAGTACCATCCAGAAGAATAAAAGTATTATCGTTTCTTTCACGATACCTATTTAATTTTAGTTTATCACCAACATCTTGAAGTTGTCCATCTACAGTTTCTTCTAAATGTAAATCTCCACTATTGTCCTCTAAGATTACATTGTCAGTAGGGTTTGCACCAACATCACCAGTTTCAGTTAACAACATAAGTGCAATGTTGGGGCCTCTTGCAGTTGAGTCAAATATTATATTGTCACCAGCATCAACCACAGTAGATTGATAGGTAGGTGTATATGCAACATTACCCATGCCAGGATGATTGACACAATAATAATAAAGTTGTCCTAATCCAGCAGGAACTACAATTTGAATATATGCACCAGTTGTTCCTATATCAATTGCAGTTACAGAAGTTGTAACTCCAGTTGTATGTGCAGTACCACTATTATGAGTTCCATCAGATGTTTCTGAAAATCTAAGTTGATGTAATGATGTCGCAACTGCATTGTAAAGTGTGCTATCTGATAAATCAAAATAATAAGTGTTACCAGAATATAAAGTTAAAACTGGTTGTGCTTCATCATTGATGTAAAATATATTTGCAGTATCAGTTGCATTTCTAGCAACACGAACTTTATAGATAAATGTTTGTGGAGATGGAGTGAATATAGAAGTTCCATTTAAAAGAACATCTTCTCCATCAGTAAAATCTTTTTCAGTTTCTAATTCAAAAGCAGAAGGTAACATTTGTCTGTTACCTTGCTCTAATTGAATACCCTCGTTAAAAGTTCCACCTTGTTCTTGTTCAAATCTTATAACATTTTCAAAAGTTGTATCTAAAATTTGAGTTGTACTATTCCAAGCTTTTACTGTTCCAGTATGAGTTGTCAAAGTATTACCAGAAGAAAATGTTCCACTTACATCTTTAACAACAAAGTGAGCTCTTACATCAACTTCTGGTGGATTAGATGAAACATAAGTGAAGCCTGGGTCTACAATTTTTAAAGATTTAGCAGCACCAATATCTGTAGTTGTTGGAATTAGTTTAGCACTAGTTCCAGAAGTGGTGGTAACACTCGTAGTTGGTAGATCAGTATATCCACCATTTGCATTTATAAAAACTTTTTGTATAGAACCAGACTCAGTAGAACTTGCACTAATATTTTTAAACGTATCAAACTCTAAAACAAGTTGGTCTGTAGGAGTTGAATAATAATCTGAAACTTGTTGGACTGTATCTGTTAGAAATCTATGATTTGCATCAGTTGAATCTGTATCAGTTCCATCTAGCACTACAAATTCGTTCACTCCAGTATAAACAAATATTTGTGTTTTATCTACTGGTGCATCTGTAAATGTAAGTGTTGATCCAGATGCTGTCCAGTTTGCTGTTCCGTCAGCTTTAGTTTCAGCAAAAGGAACATTGTCTATAGTAACTTGTATTGTGTCTACTGATGCTGATAAGTTTGTCATTGTAAAAGCAGTAGTAGTTCCATCTCCAACAAACTTGTCTGTAGTTGACTGTTCAAGTTGAATAGAAAAAGGTTCAAGTGCTACAGTAGTATTATCTTCAAGAATAATTGCATCATCAGTAAAGGAAGAGTCATCTAATGTTCCAGTTTCTAAACCAAATCCACCACCAACCATACTTACGAAACCAGTAGCTGCATTTACATTTGTATCTACACTTTGAGCTGTAAAGGTAACTGTATCTCCAACTTCATAAAGAGAACCCACATCATCAACTATAACATCACTTACAGAACCCTCTGCAATTCCATCAATAATTATTTCTGCGTTTGAGTTTCCTATACTTTCTAATTCTGTTCTTTCTAAATTTGTATGAAGTATACCATCATTACCAAGTGTAACACTTGCAACAATTTCATCTACTGTAAATGATACTTCAACATCTCTAGTAGTTGAGTTTCCAGAAACAACCTCTCCATCAACAAATGTTCCAACTATATTTGCGAGTTGAAATTCTGTAACTGAAACTGTGCCTTGTTGTGTAACAAGAGAATTAACTACAATGGCAGTTGCACCAGAAGATTGTCCAGTAATAATTGCGTTCTCAACTTCAGAACCTTGAACTCCAGAAAAAGCAGCAACACGCATAATTGTTTTTTGATTCCAATCTCCACCAGAACTTCTAAGCATATAAGTGTTTGGATAAAATATTTCTGATGTTTCACCAAGTAGGATACGCATAAAAAGTTTATGACCCTCTGACGTTCCTTTGGCTGCATATAAATCTTTAATATTTTTAATTAAGTTTCTTTTAGATATCCCAGATGCAAGTGTTTCTGGTATGACAGCCATAAACTGGTCACGCATTTGGTCTAAGAAATCGTAGAGAGTATTATCTACATCAGCATACTCTAACATTTGCTGAATATTCTGAACTGGGTTTGCACGATACTCAACTACAGCTGCACTAGAACCAGAAGTTCCCCCAGTAATTGTTTCACCAGTTTGAAATAGTTGTTGTCCAGTTATGTAAAGGTAAGTGTTCCTAGAATCTTCCACAAGAACAGTTGCTGTTGCACCAGTTGTTCCACCAGTTACAGTTTCACCTTTTACAAATTGTCCAGTTGTACCCTCTCCAAATTCAGTAACAATTCTATCACCATCTGAATTTAAAATGTATGCAGAGGTTGTAGTTTCTTGTGAAATATAATTTATTGTTTGAGTAAGAGTTAAACGACCAGCTTCTAAAAATGAAAAATAGTCTTTTACAAAATCAACAAATACTGGGTGGTCGGCCTGAACAAAATCAGGCACTTGACCTTCAATAAGAGGGGATATCTTATTAGTAAATTTTGATTTCTCATTTGCCATTATTAGTACGCCGAACTAGATGGTGTAGATGATACACTTGATACAGTAGTCGTTGTTGTTCCACCAGTAGTAGTAGTAGAATATCCTACACCAGTTGAAGCAGTCGCATCAACACTTCCATTATAACTTGTATTTGTTAAATCTATTTCAAGTATCTGATTTCTAACTGGAGTTATATCATTTGAATTTGGAAGAACAGTTACACGAATTTGTGAAGAGGTTGCACCATCAACCTCACCTACTCCAGTAATTATAATTGCATTAATTGTTATCGTTCCATTTATATAGTCTACTGTTCCAGCAGTTAAGTTATTATAAGTTCTAACACCAGCGACAAGATAATAACTTCTTAAATTACCAGCACCATCATCATCAAAAAAGTATTCACTAGTTGTAACATCATTTAAATAAAATCCAGTAGAAGAAATTATTCCCCCAGCATCTGCATTGTGTCCAGAATGTGGATTAAAAAATTTGTTATTAAAATTTAAATTATAAGAAGTTGAAACTGATAATGTTGGTGTAAAGTTTTTAGCCATTGTAACTGTTGCAACACTATTCAATATAGAACTATCAGTTGAATCAATTAATCCTAAAAGTTTTGAATGTCTAAAAGGTGCATTGAATAATTGTAAATCAGATGTATTGTAATTACCAACTGTGGTAGCAACTAAAGATGCAATTTGATCAGCGTTATAAGTTGTTGCACTTGAATCATACATTATAGTTATACCTAATATAAGGTTTGTAGTTTCTGCATCAACAACTACTGGAGTTACAGATGCAACTTTATAAGGTGCAAGTGCAGTTTCTAAGTTTGTTTTTTGTGCAGAAGTTAAGTCAACCCCAGTCGTGGATTTTACAGATATGAAAACTTTACCATACTCTGGAGTAGAACTTACACCAGTACTTGAATCATAACTACCATCTTCTCCACCCCAAACTGAAACAGCTTGTGTATTTGGAAATAATCGTTTGACATATACTTCATAATCTTTTGTTGTAACAGCACGACCTTGAGATGCATAATCAAGAGGTGCATTTAATTTTATTGATTGAATAGTTTCTGGTTCTGCACCACCAGATGCAGAGGCCACAGTCGTAACAGTAATATTTGTTGCACCATCAATTGAAGTAGGAGATGAAAAAGAAGCTGCACCATTTGCTTCAGTTTTATTAGTTATAACATATTGTAGTTGAACTATGTTACCATCAGAAAGAGCTTGACTTACAACACCATCTCCAAAATAAACTTCGTATCTTCCAGTTTCAACTTCTTGTAAATAATAAACTGTAGATGATGCAGACAGTTGAGTTATATCAACTGCTTTTGTATAAGTTGTTGTTGTGGTATCTGTAGTAGAGTTCTGAACTTTAACCACAAGTGTGGATGTGTCAGAGCGTGAGTCTGCGAGTATAAATCTTTGGTCAACATCAGAAGTGTCTACTACAAATTTCGCAGTTACATAAGTTCCCTCATAAACAGTAACACTATCAAAAGGAACATTGTTTCCAGTATTAGTAGATGTTATGTCAGAGATTGTTACAAACTGATAACTTGTTCCATCAACTGTAGATGAAAACGCAGTACCAGCAGACATTGTTTTTGTAGCCGCAGTAGTTGATAGGTTAACATTTATCGTTGCAGTTGGAGCTCTTGCAGAAGTAACTTCATACCCTAAAGCTTTTGTGTGACTGACAGCACTAGAACGCAAACTAGAACTATCTAGAAACATTTCATTTGCAACCATGTTAGCATTGTATGCTAGATAATGTGTGTTGTATGCAAGAGTATCTAAAAGAATATTCATACCAGAACCTTCAAAGTCATAATCTTTGAATTGGTTTTGTCCTTTAAGAAATACTTTTAAATTATCTTTTATATCATCAAAGTCTAGTTCTGTGACTCTAAGTCTTTTATTATTAACTGCCATTATCGTACTCTCTCTAACATAATTGATAAGTCAACTAGTTCTGTGGGTTGGTTAACAACATAAAACTCAATTGATACTTCGTATGTATTTTTATCTAATAGTGGAATTGCTGTAACACCAACTAATCTTGCTCTTGGTTCAAAGTTGTTGATAACATCTTCAATCTTTCTTGCAAGTATTTGTGCTGTAACTGGAGTCATTAATTCAAATAACATATCTCTAACGCCAGATGCAATCTCTGGGTGAAAAGGTTTTTCATAGTGATTAAGTAATACCAGATTACGAATAGAACGCTTGACAGCTTTGATATCAGTTATATCTTGGATATCAGAGTTAGATGATTTCTTACCAAAGAATAAATCTAAATCTGTATACTGTCTAACATTTCTTGTAATGTTATTCTGTAATTGAGCATCATATTGTGCCATTCGTATGGACTCCTAATTTATCTTTTATTTATAACGACTAACCACTATAATTGGGGTCTATTTTTTCAACATAAGTATAAGTTACTTTTATTATATCTATGGGTGTAGGAAAAGATGATTCAAGTTTATTTGTAACTCTATTATTATATTCTAGTTTAATATTTTTATCAGCTGTTGTCCAGTCTGGTAATATATTATTTCCCACACTTTGATATTCAAGTTTTTTACCTTTAGGTTTAACCCCCCAACGATAATCCACATAACTTCCATCTGCACTATAAGACCTAGCAGTAATTCTTTCTACATCATATACTATATTTTTCATAACAAGTAATGGACTTCCCTTTAATAATTCTGGGTTTTCTGTTCTAGCATTTATCTTCTTAACAGCTATTGGTGCAAAAGTTTTTCCAGTTCTTTTATTAGCTATAGTTGAAGTGGACACCCTAAAATTAGGTCTTATAAAATATTCTTTTTTTCTTACTTGTCTATGAGTAAATCCTTTATCAGATATAGTTGCCTTTGAAGTTCTTTTTACTTCTGTTACACCACCACCAGAGGTTTCTACTTTTGTTGTTGTAGTTGTATTTTGAGTTTCAACTGTATCAACCTTTACTGTTCGTGATTTGCCTGATGATGAACTACTAGGACTATTAACTGGTACTTGTTTGTAGTTAAGTGGGTCTGCGAATAGTTTTTTTCTTTCTGCGGCAGCATAGTCTAAATCAGCCTGCATCTTTGCTTTAAACTCTGGTGATTTAATAGCAGATAATGCAGAACTTATATCTGAATTTGCTTTGGTAGTATCAATCTTACCACCAGATAAATTATCTAATTTTTTTATTAGATTACTAAATTTAAATTCAGTTTTTTTCTCAACTGCTGTTGGGTTTGTTGTAACAACTGATACCTCTTCTTCTTCCTCATTTGTGTCTGCTTGTTTAGCCTCAATTGGTTTTTCTTTTATAAGAGAAATAGTGTAAGTTACTTTTACTGTTGGGTATGATTGTGGAATTGTAACTATTCTTCCATTCACTTTGTAACCAGATATATTACTAAAGAAATTACCACTAGTAGACTTACCTTGAACTGATACAATCTCTTTATAATTTTCTGGTACTGCAATCACAGTTAAACCAGTTGAAACTAATAAGTCTTTTGTTTCTGTAGTGATACCAGTTCCAGAACTTCCTGCTGGTATTTCTATATTAGGTGCAAGGTCACAAACATTTCCACCAGCAGATAATTTTGTTGTTGCATCAGTTATCAAACTATCTAGTGACAATCCTTTTTCTTTAAGTGTATCACCAAAGTCAAGTTCTAGTTGTGCAAGTTTAGCATTAAAAGCTGCAAAACCTTGTATAGTAGTTTTATCTATATCATTAATAAGACTTGTTAGTTCTGATTGAAAATTTACATCTGGTATCTCTGGTAAATCAATTGCAAGTCCATCAAGGCCTGATTTTACATCTGAAAGAGCACCTTCAAATGCACTTGCAGCTTCTGAAGCAAGAGAATCTACTTTTGATTCAATCTCTTTTTTTAAATCATCTATCTTTGATAAAGCTGCATTGAGTTCTGGATTTGCACCACAAAGATTAGGAGTTTTAAAATCAGCCATTTTTCTTTTCCTTTATATTATAAAAGTTATTTTTATACCAAGTAGTCTTGCATCACCAGATTGGTCATCAGCAGATACATCTCTATTTACTTGAAAGAAAACCATGTCATCATTTGCTGGTGTACCAGATACAGTTACAGCACCACTTTCAGCAGTTACGTTTAAATCATTAGATGTTCCACTATGTGCTTTAGCTGTTGCTACAGTTGGAGTTGGAAATGCAGTATTAATAGTTTCATCATCAGTTATAGCAACTCCAGCTAATCCCCAAGCAACTGTTCCTGTATTTGTTCCTGTAACAGTAAAAAATGCTTTGAATGTTATTGTTCCTTTATCCCATGAGTTAGGCCATACTATAGAGAATTGTGCAAACTCATCACTACTAGGGTCAAAGTCTAAAACTTTTAAATCAGGCCTAAGTGCAGTAGTTTCAACTTGTGCCAAACCAGCACATGGATTTGTTGAACTTGGATACATTGCACCAGCTGGAATCCATATTGATTGAATGGCAAGTGTATCAAAGTTAGTATCCATTTCTGAAAAGGTTAGTGAAGAACCTTTATTTGTTCTTGTTGTTATTGCAGTTGTCATGTACTATCTCCACTATCGTTAAAATAAACCCCAACATAACTTTTAAATGTTCCACTATCTGTGCCTGGATTAAATGAAAAATATTCATCAGACACATAGTTAAATAAATTCTTTTCTGTATCCGTTAGTGCTTCTTCAAAAACATAACATTGTAATTCAAGTGATGTTTTAGCAGCACCACTTGCAGCTGCGATTTGAGTTAACAATGTTGCATAATCTGGATTTGCCATTTATGTTCTCCTATCCAGCAATAACATTTGTACTACCACTTGCTGATGCATTTCCAACCCAACTACCATGTCCACCAGTTGCATCACCTTTTCTGTGAATACCAATATCATTTACTTTTACTGTAGATGAACCACCAGTTGCTGGATCACCACAACCAGTAGAATCTCCTATACGAACAGTTGATGCTCCGTTTGTAATAACATTTGTAGAACCACTAGCATATGATGTTTGGTGAAAAGGATTTGGTGTTGGACTTGCATGACCAACATGACTATCTGTTCCTACTCTTGTTACTTCTGGCATAATCTCTCCTAGTTCAAATTAATTACGTTAGTTGATGATGGTGAACCATCTCCAGAGTTAAGGTCTAATATAGTTCCAGCAGTAATATCTAATACTGTTCCAGAACTTATCTTCATTGTAGTTCCAGACTTAATACCAAATATTCCAGACACAGTATCAATTGAAACATTTCCAGATGCATTAAGAGTTAGTGTACCACCAGTAGTTGAAGCAAAAATATTACTCTTTGCCATTAAGTTAAACTGTCCATTATTGATTCTTGTTTCGTCACCCTCTGTAGTAACATTTACATCTTTACCAATACGACCCTTTACAGCTTGTTCTATGTTAAATGAATGAGTGCCACTTATAACTTCTTCTAAGTTACCGCCTGGTGAACTTGCACCAATTCTTGTACGCATATTCTTGTGTATCTTTTGCGTATAGTTTCCCTCTACTTCTAAATGATAATCTCCCTTTATAAGATGTCGTACAGTTCCAGCGATTGTAAGATTAACTGCACCAGCAATATATACATTTGAACCACCCATAATAATTTCACAATTATCACCGATAACTTTTACTGTCTTACTTCCGTCTGCAACTATTTCTTCGTATGTTCCAGAACTGTGTGAACGAAAAGTTCTTTCTCCGCCTGGCGTGTCATCTACTTCCGTAAGATGTCCAGACTCAGATTCAAATACATGATTATAAGGATATAAACCAGAACGATAAATTCCATAGTCATTTCCGTCTTCTAAATTATAATCAATATCTTTTGGGTGAGGTTCATCAAAACTTCCACGCTCTTCTTGTACTGCTTCATCTGATACGGATGGAAGATATGGTTGTGTTGATGTTTCTACAGATGTTTGTCTATTAGTTCTTCTTGCAATAAGTAATTCATGTGACTCAGAAGCTTCACCTTGTGCAAGTCTACTTGTATCAGATTCATCTAAGTCATGTCCAGATGGCATAAAGTATTCTTCACCATCAACTGGATATGGGCCATAAGTTGGAGTACCAGCATAATCTGGTTGTTCACTATAAGGACTACGAGGGTCACTAAATCCTTTTGTATAATCTGGTGTATCATCTGGTATGCCTGGCAGACTACCGATAATTATAGGTTGTTGTTTTTCTTTTGCATCTGCAAAGAAACCTACCACCCATGTGCCTTCAACAAGAAAAGATGGTGTTTGACCTAAACCTTGCATAGACGGATTTGTTGTTGGAGCCATAACATTTGCCCATGGCAAATCTTTTGTAGGAATATCATTTAAGTCTTCTGTATGAAACCCAAGACAACGAACACGAACACGGCCAAGTTTATCTGGGTCATTCCTATCCTCAACAACTCCAGTAAACCACACAAAGCCATCAAGACCCATAAAATAATTTTCAGACATAGTTAGACTCCTTACTGTGTTATTTATAAGGTAAGTCTATATTCTTTTTCTTGTTGGCAATCTAAGGTTAGGACAATCCTTGTCCTTTACCCAAACTGTTTTCATAACTTTGGGTTTAGGTTCAGTATATTTTTCTAGCTCATATACGAGTTCTTCATCTTCATTATCTTTATTTAATTGGGATATTACTTTTCGGGCATCAACTAATTTCAAATCTTTTTGAAGAACTTGCTTAGAGCAAACTCTATATTTGACCAGTTTCTATCTCCTTTGTATATGTGGAAATTTTATTTATACAAATTAGAAATTTGGATTGGATGCAAGATTCAAAAATAGGGTAGATGCGACTACACTTATATTACCAGCCATCATCACTCTTTTATCCTCACATTCGCAAGGTGGAACAGAGTGTTGTGCTTGTCCACTAAAAACTACAAGGTCACCGACTTTAGGTTCAAACATAATACTTGCCTCTGGGAACACTAGCGGACTACTTCCTTTTGGAACTTGTAGATAGTAACACCAACTCCATATCGCAGGCCAATGATTATGTTCTTGAGCAGACTCACCAGTTCCATAAGATGCGCCCCAGCATTCTTCTGTCATAAGTCTAGGGGATTGTCCTTTACGTTTGGTATGTGTATCACCATCTACATGAGTAGAACCATATCGCATTTCTTTTGCGACATTCTCTGCGAGTGTAGCTACTTTACCAAAGTCCTCATCTTTCATGTGCATACGCCAGTCTGTCATATTTGCTTTAACATTTGTTTTATGTTTCATCACATCTGGATATGCAAGTATTTTTTGAATTAATGTGTCGTGTGTTTTTTGGTCAAGTTTCTTTGTACCTAAAAGATTGACATCATAAACCGGCCACTTGACTTTAAATTCATAATTAGGTATCATAACCATTATATATCTCCAACTTTTCTACTTGCAGATTTCAATGCATCAAAACCGCCTGGATATCTTTCCGATAGTTTTCCGACATTGATGTCAAAGATTTCTTCCCATGAACTATCAAGTGCGATAAGAGCCTGTGCCATGTACCAACATATATCTCCAAGTTCTGATTTGAGATGTTTCTTCGTATCGTCATCAATCTCTTTACCTTGAAAGATTAACTTCTTTACTATGTCGTTGAACTCTCCGACCTCACCAGACAGACCTACAGAAGCTGTCAGTAGTCGTGATGGGTCAATACCTTTTTCTTCCATGATATCTAATGCATCTTTAAAATCTTTTGTGTTCTTAGTTGCATCGCTTGTAACAGTATTCACAAAGTTATTATAATCATTCAATACACTTGGTCTTTTTCGCATTACGTTCTCCTCTTAATCATAGTGAAACTTCCTTGTCTATACTTATGTGGCTCAATCATATCTACTCTTTCCCACTCCTCATTTGAAACATAGGTTTCTATTTCCGTATAGTTGGGATTTGGTTTACCTCTGTAGTAAGTATAGTGAAATAGAACATAACTAGAACAGATAGGAAGATACTCTTTTAGAAACTCTCCATACTCTTTATGTCCACCACAATCAAACCATGCAAAGTCAATCATACCAAACTTATCTTTTATCTCTTGGGCCTTACCTTGAAACAAACTTTCAATAACAGTCACATATTTGTTGTCTTTAAATTTTAATGCAGCTTGTGATGCAGAAGATTCTTTATCACTCATGTCATCAATACAAATTAATTTTGGGTCATAAGGTTTTTTGAAATAATCCATGTCTGCATTACCATCAATATGAATCTGTTCATTACTTTCTAAACCTTTTACGAGGAATGGAGTTGTGTAACCTAAACCTATTTCTAAAATTCTTTGGGGTCGGAGGAAACGAACAAGTGAATAAAGTAAAGGAGCCATTTGTTCAGTTCCCATACCTTGTTGAAAACAATCCTCATATGGCATAGTAGGTTTTTGTTTTTCCACTTTCATGTGGTCAAACATACCTTCTTCATATATTGTTGGTTTATCATCACTCATCTAGTTCTCCGTTATCAAAAATCTGGTAGTTCTTCAAGTCTATCGCAGCTGCACTCAAGGTGTTAGTCCACTTTATCATAATATAATATAATTCTCTCATCATTTCACAATACTTGTAACCATAATGATTATCGCCTATACTTTTTAATTTTACTTATTATACCATAAACATTGCCAGTTGTCAAGTGCATGACATTTATTATATGCAATTTTACTGTAATGAACACCAAGTTCTAAACTTGTGCAACTACTCAATGCAAATACACATAACAATACAATGATTTTATTATTCAATACTTCCCCCATATCTAAATTCTTTAGTTGCAGCTTCATCAATCTGTGTCATTACATCTTCTGTAAAGTATTTCTCTGGATTGTTATTGATAGTCTTACCAAACTGTGTAGTACCATCAGGCAGTTCTATTCTTGTAGATACTTGTTTGAAGATGTTATACTTGATTGCAAGTTCTAACAAACCATAGTATTTGTCAAGTCCAGTTTCATAAGATAACTTGACATCAACCATTTTATTCTCTATAGTCAATCTTGACTT